CTACCACTTGTCTATGGGACAATGTTCTGATTCAAAACGCACTTTTAATTTGAGATGACAACCACATTTGATGCATTTCATTGATTCTGGTCGCAGGAAAGGACATTTCATACACACATTCAATCGTCTTGTGGTTTCTGGTGCTTGTTGAAATAGATTCAATAGTGTTTGTACTTGTTCTTTGATCATTAAGACATATCCTTATATTTTATTTTATTGAAAATGTTATTACCATTTGAATCCACTGTGAGTCTATGACCAAATGGCACATAGATATCACCATCAGCATTAGAACCACTTCTCTGTGCCACTGTATCCCCTACGCCTGGTGCATTGAATGTTGTTTCTTCTATTATTGTGGTTCTGGCAAAATTGTTGTGAATGTCAAATTGGTTTACCACATATGTACCTGATGTGTTGGTGTTATAATTGCCATTGGCATCTGGAAATCTTGCCCAATTTTCTGCAAAGAGATAATCTTTGGTTAATCTTACTCCTACCAAATAGTTGGCATATCTTCCATCAGAAGTGAAATTGCTGGCTTTGTTTATAAAATTACTACAATATAAGGTTGTATGCAGAGTTGGGGTACCTGTGATAGTTTTGTATACATTGATCATTCCCTGGTTGCCCACAACTGCTAAACCGCCTCCGTAGGCGCTTGGCAAATTGGAATCCCTAATAAAATCAAGATTGCTTTCTCCAGAATTTATACCATACGAGGATAGACCACCCACAGTGTAGGTACCATTGTTTGTAATTGTTGTTTGAGTATCTGGTCCAGGCAGTATTGCCTTTAGAGTGGTTCCATTATATAAAACTCCAAAATTTCTGCCTCCTAAATCATAATGACCACTTTCTGTGCCAGCGGCTAGGTCCGCATTCATTTCGTCTATTCTTTTCTGTAAATCATTGTTCATTCCTACCAGCAGGTATTGTCCGTCATAGACATCATTTTGGTTTTTGTTACCACCACCAACGATTATGTCTACATAATATTTGGTTGAACTGCTTCCTATTGAACTGAATGTGGTACCTGAGGTACTTGGCAAGGTTAAACTGGTTCCATCCTTTTTGATATATTGTGGATTAGTAGTTTGACCACTGCTTTTATATTTTTTGTTAAAGGTTGTACCATTAGAAAAATTATTTTCATAATCAGCATTTGATCCTGTCATTGTATTGTGAAACATTTGATTGCTTCTAGAATCTGTGTAGAGTGTGTTGGTCCAACCAGTTGATGTGTTGTATGCTCCTCCCACAATTTCTGCATGAAATGTCATGTTCTGGAATGATGTTTCTCCATCATTGAAAATTGCCGCCCATGGATGACCTTCAAATGTTTCTTGTGCAAAGTTAAATGTCATTGTGGCAGGCGGATCAAATATTAAACCTCCTTGCGTCGTCTGTGTCGCTGTGCTAGACAGTGTTGCTCCTGACACAAATTCAGCAATTGGCGTGGTTGTGATTGTTGCCTGTGACGCCAAAGTAGATGTTGCAGTGCTGTGTAGTTTTGCTGGTTGAATTGCCAATGCGGCAGTGACACCCATGAAAGCATCGCCCACTCTCTGTGCGTTCACAGACATAGTTGGTACGAAAGCACCCAATAAATTTGCCGCCAATGACGGAAACTCTGGACCTGTAGAATTGGTCCAAGGTAAATCTGTGGTTGCTGTGAATCCAACCCAATCAAATCCGTCTCTGTCTTTGATAGAACCTGCGTCTCCCAATAGATAATAAGATTCACCTTCTAATTGTAAACCTGTGATGTCAATGGACAAAGTCTGTGCATTGAATGAAATATCTGATGATGTGGCTGTGGCATATGTTTTCAGCAACACATCTGGTGATCCCGTTTGGTACAATTCAATATCTCCTGTGCCTCTTTGTATTCTTCTAGAAAAACCCAAAGTGATTGTAGCATTCTCCACATTGTTGCCTTCACTCTGTGCTGGTGTGCTGGTACTCACTACCATGTCATTGCCATTGGTTGTGAATGTGCTTAAATTTGTGTTGGCAGGATTGGGAGATTGGTTGTTGCCATCTTCTTTCACAAACCCTTGATCAATAGCAATACGATATTGACGATTTGGTTGCCAACTTATGTTCAATGCTTCTGTATCTATTGTGACTATCTTACCCATATGGCTCCTATGTTATGCTCACCGCTGAATCTGTTGAATCAATTGTTTTGATCTCTGTGCCTGTTGTTGTGTCAAACACTCTCACCTTGCCTGTGCTTGGTACAACGTCATTGTCAAATGTCAATTTAACACCAGTGTCATTTGGCGATCCATTTGTTGTACTTACCACGGATGTTGGACCATCGTATGTCTTAAAGGCAATTGTGCTGGTGCTGGTGACTGCTTGACAGTCTGTTGGACATGAATCAACCACTGCGCCTGCTGTGATCAACACATGATGATCTGTGCCCAATGCTAAATCTGTTGTGGGGTTCAACACCACTGTGTTTGAAACTCCTGTTTTTAAAAATATAATTTCTGATGTTTGGTTGTTGGCATATGTGGTTGTGACATCAAATGTCTGTATGGTGCTACCACCTGCCTTCAATGTGAATGTGCCTGCTGTGCCAAACACAATCGCTCTGTTGAATGTGATCTCAATGTTGGTCTGTATGTTTGCTTTCTGTTTTGTAGTGTCACCAGTGATTGGCAAACTGTTCACTGTGAATGATGCCACAATCAAATTGGCATAAGGTGTGAATGTAAAGTTGTTGCTCTGTTGTATCAAAACAGAATTGGTATCTGAATAACAATCGCCTGCGTATTTGGCAATGCCTGCAGGTGCTGTCACATAGTGTTGAACACCAGGTGTGACTCCTGTGATTGCTCCATAATTTATTTGATCAGTTGTGCCTGACACAAGAGCACCACTTGCCGCATTTATTGTGACCACTGTTGAATTATCACTTACCAATTTTATTTCTATGTTGCCTGTGCCAACTTTTACAGGTTGATCAAAGTCTATCACAAGATCAGCATTTGGACACACATTGGTGCCACCTGGTGATACTGATTCTGCCTGTGGTGCTGGATTAGGATTGGCAGTGGGTGAGTCTCCTGTGATTGACAGTGCTGACACTGTGTAATTTGGTGTATTGAAGTTCCAAGTCAATGGTGAATCAATCGCTCTGCTGACATCATCACAGTATTGGATCACTCCTTGATCCTGTATGATGTAAAAGTCTGTGCCTGCTGTTCTTGTGGCAAAAGGATATTCTACCACATTGTTGTCCACAGTAAGACTGGATGCTGTGAGTGTTTCCACCAGTGTGCCATCTGACTTGTATAATTTTATGTTGCCTGAACCTACAGTGAGTGCTCCATAGAACACACCAGTGGTTGGTCCATATTTGGCAAAGTAAGAACCTGTTGTGGGTGCTTCATCATAACCAACTCCTGTGACAGGGTCTCTGTGTGTGTTTCTGTCTGATGGATAAAACTGCACAAATTCAATGAATGTGGGTGTGACAGGTGTGGTTGGTGCTGTGGGTATGGTGATTGCTGTGGGTGGATCTGCCGCTACCCATCCTCTGGTTTCATCATACACCAATGTCTGTCCTTGTTGAGGAGCAGGATCAAGATTTAAAAAGTTTATTGCCACTGTGACCACTCCGCCCACTGCTGATGCTGTAACTGAGTCTCCCACAAAGTTCAAAGTTGTGCCTGCTGAAGCAACCTGTACACCTTCGTCCTGTACAATTATGGTTGAACCACCAAATGTTCCGTCTTTGGTTTCCTGCACAATGTCTTTGCCTGTTTCTGTGGTAAAGATTTCAAAAATTCTTTGGAATATTGATTTTGATCCATCTGTGGAACCAAACAGATCGTGTAATTTTAACAACACATCCACCAATGCAAGTGCGCCTAGTAGTCCGCCTGTTGAGTCTGTTAATTCTGTGTCTGGACCAATTGAATCTGTTTCTTGTTTGGGTGTAAAGTCTATCAATCCTGACACTGCTGAAAAAGGTCCTGCTGTGGTTGTGTTGACACCTCTTGTTTTCAACACAAAGTCTGAATTGGTCAATGCATCGTAGTCCAATGTCACAGTGGTGCCTGAAGTGAACACACCACCGTTTGCTGGTTTCACTGTGCTGATCAATTGATATGATCTTGATGCTTCTGATAATGAAACATCTGTTGATCTCCAAAATTCCATTGCTTCAACCAATCCTGTTGGTGCTGTGGATTCAACATTAATTCTTGGTCTGGCATCTCTTTCAAATTTTGTTACCTGCGGCGTGCCTGGTGTGCCTATTGCACCTATTGTGATGATGCCGTTTGAATTGGTTCTTGTGAATCTTGACAAGTCTGTGGTTGAATACACATTGGCATCGTATTCCAATGCTGTGATGCTCATCTGCAGTGCACCTGCTTGGTCTTGTTGTTCTTGTATGGTTATGATTCTAAAAACTTTGGCAGTGTATCCCAGTCTTGTGTTGGTCACATCTATGAGATCACCTGCTTTTAGATTGATGTATGAATAATCTGTTGTGAATTGTATCACAGCATTCACTCTGCTCTGTTTTAATTCAATGAATCCCAGCAGTTGTGCCTGCACAGGTTCATTCAATATGTCATATGTCAATTGTAGAGTGTTGTCTTCTTCATTGCTGTTCCTATCATTGGAAGGTATCTCCACAGTGACAAAGTCTGCTGAATCTCTCAACTCTCTGTGTGGAAACTCCACTTTGACTTTGTTGTATAATTCTTTCAGTCCTGTGCCTGTGAGATCAATGTTGCCCACAATGTTGCTGTCTGTGAATGATGCCACAGAAGTGCCTGCTTGGTTAATGGTGACACCCCATTTGCGTTCATGTATATCGTATTTTAGGAAACTGCCTGCTGTTGAAGTAATTTTTTCAATGTTTTTCATCACAGGTTGTTTGGTATCCAACAAACCGTTTATTTGATATCTGTTTGCCAGGGTTTGTGCGCCTGTGCCTTGGTCTTGATAGTTGACACCTGTTGCGGCATATGTGTTTAGGTCGTCAAACGATGTGTCTAAATATTGTGACCCAATGTTTGCTCCATAGATGCTGTCCTGCATATAATCACTCAACACATCACCAGGCATTTTCACAGAATTGCTAATTTCAAATTTCATATCACCAAGACTGGTTATGCCTTTTTCTCTGTTGTAATTCACTTCTACCACAGCAAACACAAGATTGGACATCAAGTGTGTGCCTGATGACCAGTTGGGCATTACATCATAAGCATTGGGATATGAACCGTTGGTGTAGTTGTCTGGCACAACAGGTGATGATGTGTCACCTGCGTAGCAATAAACTTTTACCAATCCTTCAATTGATGTGTCAAAATTACCATTACGATCCACTGTGTAGTCTGCTGTGAATCCATCAGATTTGAAAACTAGTCTTTGATCATTGTAGTACACATCTTTAAAATTGTATGCGGCGGCAGTGCCATCTCTTTTGGCGCCTGTCTTCTCTGACAGTGTGATACAGAATGTCATGGTCTTGTTGGAGTTGGTCATCACAGCATCTGTGATTGCTCCACCAAAGAATGCTGTGCCGTATAATACTGGTACCTTGTTGTCTGATGCTGGTGGTATCTGTACTCTTACACCTTGGTCTATGTTTTTTGTGTCTTGGTCATTGTCTCTGTTCTTGTTTCTGTTCAGTTTGTTGACTAGGAAAGCAAGAGCGGCAACTTTTACCAGTGTGCTGGCAGTTGAATTGCCTCTTAAAAATTTGTATGACTTTTTGCCAAACTTCTTTATGCCTTCCAAAAAACTCATTATTCAGATGCTCCAAAGTTGAAGTTGGATTTGGCAAGTGCAGGCACTCTGTCCATGCTGATGTCTGCGGGATACAATGCTTTTTGATCCACAGGATTGGTTGCTCTACCACTTATTTTGTTGTTGAGTTGATCCACCACTGATGTACAGGTAAAGGTTATTGTGACTGTGCCTTCACCATTGTCATTTTGATCATTGGTTATGGCAAAATTGTTTAGCACGCCTAAAAATTTACCTGCTGGGTTGCCTGAAATGGGTAATAATTCGCCCGTTGTTGCGTCAAAGAACCCTCTGTGTACGTCACATTGACTGCCACGCACCGTTTGATCCACAAAGTCACTGATATTGCCCGTAGGTATGCCTGAAATGGTGATGCTTAATTCTTCTGGTGTTGCTCTCAATGAACTTGTGGTGTTGCTGACTGACAACAATTCACCCACACCTGTATAACTGACTGAACCAAATGTATAAACTTTGTGATAATCTGAAAATGCTATGGTTTGATAACCTGGTATCACCACCTTAACAAACAGATTGGTTTGAATTTGTTTATAACTGCTTAAATCCAAGGACATTATATTGCCTCAACAAATATAAAAGGTCCACTCCATCTAATCTGATCATATCCAAACAGTGTGTAGTTGGGAAATTCAATACAGATGACATCCCATGTCACACTAGGACCTACGATTAGTGAATATGATCCTGCTGTTTCTAGCACAGGTCTGTGTGTGGTAATGGTGGTTGAGTTGTGAGCAACATCTGATGCCACTGTGTACACTGAACCTGTTGAACCCAATTGTATGTAATCGCCTGCTTCAAATTTGTTGCCTGATGACAAACCTGTTGCTCCTCCTGTGATTGATAATGTGTTGCCTGATGAATAAGACACTGTGATGCCTGATGTAGATGATAGATCACCTTGATAACCTGAAATGTAAGAATGTCCTGAGTTGTTCAATTGTATCTGACCTATTGTCACTGTGTCCATTGCCTCCATTGCTTCTATGAGAGGTCTGTATTCTGAATATTTAGGACCATCTGGCAGTCTTGCTTGGAACTCCCATACTTGTCCTCCTGCTGATGTGGTTTTTACCACACCTGATCTGGATTGTGTCTGTGCAACCTTTCTTCTCTTGTTGAAAGAAAGTGTGGTTGCTCTATCTATCACAGTTTGAAATGCTGTTGTCATCTATCTGTTACCTTCTTGTTTGTGGCAGACTCTGCCTGCCTGTTTCTGTTACCGCAAATAAAAATTCTGGATCACTTGCCACCAACTCCTGGAATGATCTGGCATCCACAGCATTGATGTTGTAAGTGACTTGTCCGCCTGCTGTCATTGGTACTACCTGTGCTGGTCCAATTATTGCCTCAGGTCCATTTTCTCCTGCGATACCAAACTTGCCTGCTCCCAGCATACCACCATTGGCAAAGAAACCACCAAATATGTTTTTGATGCCTGTGCCTATTGAACCTAATATGTCAAACAATCCAGGTCCTTGACTGGTTGATTTGCCTCCTGAAAATATCTGTGCAAATAATTGTTGTATTCTGCTTCTTAACAATGCTTCCAACATATCGTTGATTAATGATCTGAATTCAAACTTACCTGTCTTGGCAAACTTAACAATGGCATCTTCCATCTTGCTGGTGCTGGCTTCAAATATTCTTCTTGCCTGTTCCGCACCATTGGTGACTTCATCCACATAATCTTCCATGGCTGTTTTCATGCCAAATGTAAATGATCTCTGCAGTTCTCTTTCTGCTTCTGCTTGTTTTTTCTTTTCTGCTATAATTTCTTCTGTTTGCTTTTTCACACTTTCAATCAGTGCGTCTTGACCTGTTAAATCTTTACCTGCCGCTTTGATTCTCTCAATGGTTGCCAGCATTGTTTTCTTTTCTTGAATTTCTATTTGTTTTAATTCCTTTTCAAATCCTGTAAGTTTAAATGTTTCTTTGTCAAGATTCATTTCTCTTTTGATTTTTTCAAAGTCTTTGGTAATGGATTTTTGTAATTTTTCAATGACTTTTGAAGTCTCTTCAATTTCTTTTTTGTCTTCTTTTTTGATTGGTGCTTTTAGACTCATGTCTAATCCATCACCTTCAACAATTTTCTGGAAGTCTTTTGCTTGTTTGTTTAATTCTTCTTGTGCTTTGGTGGCATCAGATGTTTTGTCAAAAAAGTAAATTAATCCTGCGCCTGCCGCCATCACTGCTGACAATATTTTTATGAAAGGATTTCTA